TAGACAGCACTGATGGGTTTGAGTCTGTTGGTACTATTACGATAGGTTCTGAGAATATATCGTACACAGGAAAGACTGCTACTACTTTTACAACCTGTAGTAGAGGCGCAGACAGCACTAGTCCTGACGATCATGCTGATGATGCGACAGTTACTAGAGCTACCAAATGGTACAATATTACACGCTCAAGTGGAGCTTATTCATCTACAGCAGCAGAAAACTGGACATCTACCATTATCGGTGGTGTTCTTGTTCTGACCAACAACTTTGATAAACCGCAGTATTGGGCTTTAACCAATGGGGTTCCTCTATCAGCTACCCTAATGCAGGATCTAAGTAATTGGCCTAGTCTTACTTTGCTGAATGGAGCTATAACAGGGACAGGAGTTCCTAGCCCAGATGAGATTGTTGTAGACTCTACAGAAGACTTCCCAACTTCAGGAACATTTACGGTTGGTACTGAAGATATTTCCTATACAGGTAAAACTGCCACAAAGTTTACTGGCATTGGTAGGGGAGAGAATGGGACTACAGCAGCAACCCATTTAGATAATGCGCCAGCATTCGTCAATGTTTACTGCAAGTCTATGCGAGCATTCCGATCTTTCTTGGTGGCTCTTAACATAACTAGGGGTGGTGTATCCTACCCCAGAGTTGTAAAGTGGAGTACGGAAGCAGGTATACAGGATGTTCCATCCTCATGGAATGAAACTACGAGTACAGTTGATGCTGGCGAGTTCGAGTTGGCAGATACGAAGGGTGATATTCAGGACGGTCTTCAGCTAAGAGACACGTTTATGATATATAAGGAAGATGCTACATATTCTATGAGTTTTGTTGGCACTCCCTTTATCTTCTCCTTCAGGCAGCTATCTCCTACTATTGGGGCAATAGCTAAGAACTGTGTGGCAGAGTTCGATGGTGGTCATGCTATCTTTGGTAAGGGTAACTTCTACATTAATGATGGTCAGCGACTAAAACCTATACTCCCACAGAAACTAAAAGAATATGTATTTACAACTATAGATGGAGCGCAGATAAGCCAATGCTTTGTTGCTGCTGACTACGGCAGAACTGAGATACTATTCTGCTTCACTGCTGATGGCGCACCTAGTAACCAGCCTAACAAAGCCATAGTATGGAACTATATCACTAATACCTTCTGTATTAGAGACTTACCAGATGTGGCACACATGGGGTACGGTAACGTAGGAAACCCCACTACAGCGACTACATGGGCCAATACCACCACTCTTTGGGATACTATAGAAGGGCCGTGGACCATGAGTTACGATCTTCAGGATAAGGTTCTATTGTTTGCTGACCCCACTAATACTAAGTTATATAGAGATAGATCTGGAAATTTAGAGAATACTACCGATATGGTTTCTTATGTTGAGAGAACTGGTTTAACTCTAGATGAGCAGGGTAGACCTGACCAGACCTCTGTAAAGCATATTACATCTATATGGCCCAAGATGTCCACAAACAGTACCAATAGTGTGTTTATATACTTAGGTACACAGATGAGTACGCAAGGGCCAGTTACCTGGGGAGATCCTGTAGAGTTTGTACCCAATACAATGTCCAAAGTATCTGTAAGGGGTACTGGAAAGTTATATGGGGTAAAGTTCCAATCTTCAGCCGATATGGAATGGGAGTTGGATGGTTACACGATTGAAGTGAAGAGTGCTGGTAAGCGGGGTTCTAGAGGTGGGATTGATTAGCAATGGCTACCTATGTTGATCGTGTAGAAACAAGTGTAGTTCGGTACGAGCCAGGACCATTACCAGAAAATGTTGAGGATCTTGGTGGTTACGTTGTCAGTGAGTTGAAAAGACTAGGCGATATAATATTAAACCAATCTTTAGTGCGGATAGATAGGATACACATAGAACCTACAAAACCTAGAACTGGTGATATAAGGTATGCAGATGGAACCGATTGGAATCCAGGGTCTGGGGAAGGTATTTACTTTTACAATGGGACAGCATGGGTAAACTTGTAGCGGAAACAAAATCAAAGGGTGTTGTCATGGGCGACTGCAAAGTTGTACTTGTGGCTCAAGATGACATAGAGTATGTATGGGATGAGGTTGCTCCTTTAATGGATGTAGCTTTAAAACATTCAGAAGGTGAGCTTCTTACCGAAGATCTTGTGGAACATTTAGATAATGATGACCTAAGACTTTGGGTAGCGATGAAGAATGATAAGGTAATAGCTGCTATGATAACAGAGATTATTACTTATCCAAGAAAAAAGATACTTAGGGTTATCACCCTCGCTGGCAAGGACATGGATTTATGGTACGACTTCCTACCATCAGTAGAAGGGTATGCTCTTAGCCAACAATGTTCTGCGCTAGAAGCGTGGACGAGGAAGGGCATGACTAGAAAATTAAAAGATTGGAAACATTCTTATGATATTATTACAAAAGATTTGAAACCGAGGATGCAATAATGGCTATAACAGATACTCTCTCCACAGGGTTGTTAGCACCTATAGCTGGAGTTACTCCTAGTGTATGGAGTAACAAAACTACAGCAGGGCTTCTAGGTGGTTCTCCACTTGCTGCACCCACACCAACATACCAACAGTATACACCCCAGGGTGGCTCTAAGTATGGCAACTATGTTCGCCACTATCCTAACTTGGTGAAGGCGTTTAACGACCCGTCTAATACGATTCCTAATATTGTTGATTATGGAAAACGGCATTGGGATGTTCATGGAAGTAAAAATCCTAGTCGGTTAAATCCCGATACTTTTGGTGTAAATCCAGCAATTTCATTTGGTGATACTGTTGATTTAGGACCAGGAGCTTTAGCAACAGGATCGTCAGGACTACCGATGCCTGACGTAGAAGGGTATTCTTATGTGTATCCTCGTTACCAATGGGATACTCAGACAGGTTATACTCAGGGTGGTGTAAGATCTTATGAGACTGACATTAATAAGTATCCCTATTTTCCATTAATGCCTGAGACTGGTGGTTCTATATTGAGGGACAAGGAAGGTAAGGATTTGCAAACAATACTATTGGGCCGTCAACTTGTGCCTAATAGCTGGGTAGGTAAATAGGAGAATACTATGGCAGGTGGATCAAAAGTACAGACAACACGAAGTGAGCCTTGGGAAGAACAGAAAGGTTACTTAACCAAGGGTTTTGAACGGGCTGAAGATTTATATTCTCGCGGAGATATGACCCCTGGTTACTACGGAACCTCTCTAAATGCTGCTGGAGATTGGGTAACTGACCCTAGTAAACCTACCCTTGCAGGATTCACTGGTGCTGAAACTGAAGCGCAACAGATGGCTTTGGATTATGCTAGGAACAAGAAGACTCAAGATTTGATGGGTGTTGCAGGAAGTGGTTTAGAGGGTATGCTTCAGTATGGTGCTCACGGAATGGAGCGTGGCAGAAATGCTGCTAGACCTCTTACTCAGGATGAGTACAGTACGTTTACACCTTATAGTGCAGCACAGTATGGTGATCTTTTAAGTGGAAAGGTAGATACAGATACAGGCCCATTTAGAGATGTTGCAGACGTCTATGGAAGACAAGCAATGAGTCAGCTAACAGGAAATGTATTGCCAGGAATACGCAGTGCAATGACCCAATCACAGGCAGGTGGTGGCACTAGAGGGGATATAGTACAGGCTAATGCGATAGCTTCTGCTAACCAACAGATGACAGACAATATAGCCAAGGCTCAATTTGATGCTTATAATCAAGCACAGGCTATGAGAATGCCAGCAGCACAGATGGGATTAGGCGCACAACAGCAACAGATGGCTTATGGTATGCAGGGAGCTGATGCTATGCGAGGTGCTTTAGGTCAGTATCCTTCTACTCTACAGGCTCCATTATCTATGTCTGATGCTGTCGGTGGTGTTGGTGCACAGCAAAGGGCAATGAATCAGGCTGGAATAGATCGAGATATGCAGCGTTACGAATACCAGAGTCAGCTTGCAAACACTGGGCTACAGAACTATCTTGCTGGTATATCTGGGGAGTATGGCGGTACATCTCAAGCTATTGGCGCGGGTGGTCCAAGTCCAGTGGCAGGTATAGCAGCAGCGTTAGCAGCTAACCCAGCTTTGTTTACTTCTGATGTTAGGGTAAAAGAAAACATAGCACCAGCTGGTAAATGGAAAGATCATAATGCTTACACCTTCAATTACATAGGTGATGGCACTAGGTATAGAAGTGTGATGGCCCAAGAGGTTGAGCAGACTCATCCACAAGCAGTAGTTGAGATAGCTGGTATAAAGCATGTCGATTATAGTAAGCTATAAAGAGGTAGGTCTATGAATATAATGGATTTAATTTATGGAAGGAATAAAGATCCTAGAGAAGAGGAGTATCAGAAATGGCTTCAACTTCAAGGAGGTGGTGGTGTTCCAAGGCGCGAAGACTATGGTACGTTTAATCCTAGCTTATCGTATGACGTACAGCAGGAGTTTGACCAGGAAGGTTATGGCGAAGCTATGGAAGAGTATGACTGGAAAAGAAAACTAAAGGACATGCAAAATAAGAGGTTCATGGCTGGTCTTGCTAATGTTTTTGCACCACGTTATCCTGAACAACCCAGAGCAATGGCAACAGGTCCAGCATCAAGAGCTTTCCCTGATTACATGCGTATGAGGTATTGGTCCTAATGGCTAGTCTCATGAGTCTCCTTACTGGTCACCGTCCAGGTGCATTTGAAGGGTTCCAGATGAAGGATCTCTTTGATAAGGATCGTTGGGAGAGGAAGCAAAGACAGGTACAGAACCCAAGGTTTGCTGATGAAGGCTTACCACCCCAGATGACTAACTGGTATAAGGGTCGTGGTACACCGGAAGCTAACGTAATAAAGACAAGGGATGCTGGTGGTGCGCCTATATACCAAGGGCCACAACAACAGGCTAATGCTAAATTATTTCCATTAAGGCCAAGCCCACGGGTACAGGCTCAGGCATTGTCTGATCCATTAGCTTCAGGAGCTAAGTGGGGTGGGGGTGCAGCGTTACTACCAGAAAGAATGCAGACTAGGACATTTGTTCCACCTCTTGATATAGCCACAGAAGAAGAGGTAGAAGCAATGAATGCCTATAGAAACCAGATGCTGACAGACCTCTTGGCTGAAACCTCTGAAGAGCCAGAGGTAAAGGCAATCAGTTATTATAAAAAGAAGAAGAAAAGATTACCAAAGACGTACCGATCTCAGTCTAGAGGGTACAGGTTAAAGAGGATTTAATATGGCTAATGGAAATCAACGAAGAGATATTAGGGAGCTTTTAAGAGATAAAGATTTCTTAAACCAAAATCTACAGAGTTTTGGTATGGATCAGAACACTCTTCCTTTTGCACCTGCTGGCGCTCTACGAAGAGTTGTAGGCGGTGGTCTTTTAAACAGCCCTGGTAGGGTAGGTGCGACATCAGGAACTTCCGTAGGCTTTCCCAGGAATGCAGGTGGTGGTAGACGGGTAATACAGGGAGAGACTATTCCAAATAGCCGTAAGGCATTACCCGCCCCTAGTCGTAATAGGCTAGGTGATCTACTTACTATGGGAGTTATTGGTGGTACAGGTCTTTATAATCTATTTAAAGGTAACCAAGATGATCCCGTAGCTGTAGCTGATGAGCTTCCTGTTGACCCTGGTGTTGATGATAGCGGGGGTGCGGGAAGTGTAGTAGCTCCACCCACAGATCCTTGGACACCTGGAGGTTTACAGACAGGACTAGATTTTATTAGAGATCGTAGAAACTTCTACTATGAGTCTATGTCTGGTGCATTG